ATTGGGAGTCTCTTAGATCATCTATCCTGGAGCACGGACTTAGGCACTCAACATTGTCGGCACAGATGCCATCGGAAAGCAGTTCCGTTGTGTCAAATGCAACCAATGGAATCGAACCACCGCGTGATTACTTGTCCGTTAAAAAATCAAAGAAGGGGCCTCTTAAGCAAATTGTTCCACAGTATTCCACCCTGAAGAATAACTATACTCTTCTGTGGGATATGGAATCTAATCGTGGTTATATCAATATTGTTGCTGTGATGCAGAAATTCTTTGACCAAGCAATTTCTGGTAACTGGAGTTACAACCCCGAAAATTATCCAGACAATGAAGTTCCAGTTTCTTCTATGGCACAAGATCTTCTAACTACATATAAGTTCGGATGGAAAACCTCATATTATCAAAACACTTATGACGCTAAAAAAGATGTAGATGATCCTACCCATTCAATCGGATGGAAAGACAATGTACCAGACGTAGATAACCTAGTCAACCAATTATCACAAGTGGAGGAAGAAGACTGTGAGTCGTGCAAGATCTGAGGAGAGTTACCTGGAGTTTATGGTGGATGCAAAGAAAAGAATTGATCGGATGACAGTCTTTAATTCTAATAAGACGGATATTAAAAAACAACCAATGTTCTTTGGTGCTCCACTTGGACTCCAAAGATACGATATTTATAAGTATCCCATTTTCGACAAACTGACCCAACAGCAACTGGGTTATTTCTGGAGACCAGAAGAAATATCATTACAGAAGGATCGTGCGGATTATCAGACATTACGTCCAGAACAAAAGCATATTTTTACCAGCAATCTTAAGTACCAGATCATGCTGGATTCTGTACAAGGGAGGGGTCCTGGGATGGCTTTTATCCCTTATTGTTCATTACCCGAACTAGAAGCTTGTATGACTATTTGGGAAACTATGGAGATGATTCATAGTCGATCATACACATACATTATTAAGAATGTTTATTCAGATCCATCGGAAGTATTTGATACTATTCTCGATGATGAAAGAATCTTGAAACGTGCTTCGACAGTTACTAAAGCGTATGATGAGTTGATTAATCAATCTCATCAGTATGATGCTGGTAATATGTGGCGTGATGACTGGAAATATTCTCCAACTTCTATGTGGGAGACTAAAGAACTAAAGCGTAAACTGTATCGTGCAATGATGAATGTTAATATCCTTGAGGGTATTCGTTTCTATGTGTCCTTCGCATGTACGTTTGCATTTGGTGAACTAAAACTTATGGAAGGATCTGCAAAGATCATTTCATTGATTGCTCGTGATGAAAGTCAACATCTAATAATTACCCAGAACATTCTTAAGAATTGGTCCAATGGGGATGATTCTGAGATGTTGGAAATCATGCATGAAGAGGAAGAGAATATCTATCAGATGTTTATTGACACTGTAGAAGAGGAAAAAGAATGGGCAGAATATTTGTTTAGAGATGGATCATTGATTGGTTTGAATGCTAAATTACTTGATTCTTACGTTGAGTATATCTCTAATCGTCGTATGAGGGCAATTGGTTTAAAACCAATTTTCGATACTCCTATGTCAAACAATCCATTACCTTGGACACAACATTGGTTGAACTCCAAGATGATGCAGAATGCACCTCAGGAAACTGAGATCGAATCTTATGTTATTGGGGGGATTAAACAAGATGTTAAGAAAGATACGTTCGCTGGTTTCCAACTGTGACGAATTATTTTTTACCTACTATCATGGGGGAAATATATAGCTTAAGTTTAGATCTATAATATGAAACCTCAGAGTGCAAAAGCGAAAGGTAGAATTTTACAGAAGTGGGTTAGGGAACAACTTATTGAAAGATTATCTATTCATCCAGAGGATGTTGAATCTAGATCTATGGGCGCCGGTGGAGAAGACCTAATCATGGCACGTGCTGCTAGAGAGAAATTTCCACATAGTATTGAATGTAAGAACGTAGAGAAATTAAATGTGTGGGGCGCCTACGATCAAGCAAAAGCTAATTGTGGATCATATGAACCTCTTGTAGTGATGAAGAAAAATCATAAGAAACCATTGGTTGTTGTGGATGCCGAATATTTTATTAGTCTTTTTAATAAATAGGGCTGCGTTACCAATTAAATATGCCAGAAGAAGTTAAGAAGGAAGAACCTAAAACTAAAAAGAAAGGTATTATAGGAAAACTTAAGGAGGCCGCAGATGATAAGGAAGAGCAACTTGCAATTCTCTCTACATTTGTGCGTCTGGGGATTCTTGTGTGGTCTGGTGGGATTCTCACTCTTGCCTATATCAAGTTACCTCCTGCTTTGGGTATACCAGAACAAAAATTGGATCCAACTTTCATAGCTAGTGTCTTTACCGGGGTACTGGCGACTTTTGGCGTTCAGGCAACAAAGGGTAAAGGAGAAGGTGGAGGTAATGGTGGTGGAAATGGAATAACTAAAGAACAGATGGAAAGATTGATTGAAAAGGCAGCACAAACTGCACCACATCAAACTCTTCGTATCGAACAATCACCGATTCAATTGACTACAAAATCTACAGATTCAAACGAAACTTACAAACTTTAAAATCATGCAAAAATTAATTAATATTTTTTCTATCTCTTCTTTTGTTGTGTCCGCTGCTATTGTTGGTAGTGGTGTTTATCTTTATGCAAATAAAGATGTATTGATTGAAGATGCAAGAGAAAAAGTAACTAAAGCAGCTACAGAAGCAATTGCAGAGGCTCTTCCCGGTTTACTTAATTCTTCAATGCCTAAGTTACCATCTGCTACTGGTGGTGAAATTCCTACTATACCAGGAGTCGGTGGTGTGATGAGTAGTCCTAATATTAAAATACCATGATTAAACTTTCCCCATTAAAAATAGTAGTTATTACATTAGGTACTGTTGTGGGTATTTCTCATATAGGGTTACTTGGTTATGTGATAAAAGATAATACCTCTAGAGTAAAAGAAGTTCCTACTATCAATATACCGCATGGTGAATATTCTTCCTATACAATTAAAGCTGGTAAAGATGGATATGAGGTGGAGTATCGTGCAAACGATCCTGCTATTCTTGAGTCTCAGAAATCCTTAGACCTTCAAAAAAATCAAAGTGGTTTCTTTGGTGGTAGGAAATATGAGGATCGTCGTGAGTATCGTAGCGATCAGTTCACTATGGAAGGCACTCGTAATATTGGAGGTGCTGTAGACTCCGAGGGAAAGTCTGCAAAAGAAGTAGAGTGCATCGTGGCGGACGCTGGGGCACGATCACAAGGTGCGATGGCAGGAACTAGCATTACTGCTGGTGTTGCTGTCCCTGCTCTTGTTAGCATCCCTTATGTTGGATGGTTAGCAGGTGGATGGGCATTATTATTAGGTCAACAAGCCGGTGAAACAATTGGGTCCCAAGTAGGGCAAGTATTTAATGATTGTTAAATATGGAAATCCCAGATATCGAAGTTGGTGGTTTAGATATTAGATCGATTCGGGTTGTTGATGTAGTGACTACACCACCAACATCAATTCCAGCTGCGCCTCCAGTTGTTGTTAATATAGGTTTGCCTATTGTTGATATACCTGGATGTGTGGAGTCGCATAAAACTAATAACGTAAAGAATAATAAGATTAATGAAGATGATGAAAACGGTTTGGTCACGTACTGCGATTCTGGTCTCCCTAATTTTAATCCTATTTCTTTTGAACCTGAACAATTAGTTTATACAAGTGAATCAGAAGTCCCTCCAATAAAACCATCAGAATCACCAAAAGTTCCCGAAGCACCAGAAATAAAACCACCCCCAGTTAAAACTGCAAAGATAGATTGCCCGACAGCTTCTCAAGAATCAAAAGAACCCGTCGGCACATTTGTCAACGGGTTCAGAGATAAAGTTATTGGATATAGATTAATAGGAACTGAATGTATTCAAGATACAGAATCAGTTCCTATTCAAACGCAATTAATAGCAGGATTACCTAGCGGTGGTGCGGTGATCGCCACCTCTTCAATTGCCGTGGTGGCGACGACTTCGGCGTTGCTTGCAAAACCTCTTGCTGATTTTTTGTTAAAGGTTGTGAAACCGACTGTGAAGAAGGTAATGAAGAAGATTGCGACGTTACGGGGAAAGAAGATCCCGGTACAATCGAGGGCTGAGAGGACTGCTGAACAGCGTCAGAGGAATCAGGCTGTGAAGGCGTTGAGGTCGGTGCGACCGTTGAAGAAATAGGTGGGATATTGTGTATGTGATTATGTTTATGTCCTGGTGGATTGTTCACTAACACATCAGCACATACTTTATAGTAAGAACTCTTAGGATGGAATTGAATTCCTTTCAACTTTAACTCACCACAATTTTTAAGTCTTGCAATCTCAAAGTCTAATCTTTTATTGGCAACTAGTTGACTATTCAATTCAATCTGTGTTGA